AAGAAAACCAAAAAAGAGCTGGATGATTTGATCTCTGGCTCTTTTGAGGAATCATTTATTGCACCATTAACCGAAAAGATAGCCCCAAAACCAAAGAAAGTCACTCCTAAACCAAAGAAAAAGGATTCCTTCGGCGAGCCGACTCTTATTCAAAAATCGCTTGGTTTACTAGCCGAACCAATAAAAACAAATAATTCGGATCCTTTAACCCCTCTTAATCAAAATTTCGCCACTTTAGAAGATCTTCAAAAACATTATAAGATTTTTATTGATCGGGTTCAACAACAACTTTCTACTTTAGGTGGAGGTGGTGAAACTAATCTAACGTTTATGGACGTTCCTATTACGTCTGTAACATCGGCTTCTTATTCAATAAAACCACAAGATTATTATATCGGTGTCAATTATTCTGGAGCAGTTACAATAACTCTCCCAAAGGCCGAAAGAGAAGGAAAAATATTTATTGTAAAAGACGAATTAGGTGAGGCCTCAAGAGGATCTAATCGATATATTACAGTTTTACCGTCTGGTTCTGATCTAATCGATGGCAGGGATCGGGCAATTCTTGCATTCGATTATGGTAGTTTAACATTTATTTGGAAAGGTAATTCCTGGAGAGTAGTCTAATGTCACATTTATATGAACCGTTTAAACCACAAGATGATGCATTTGGGAGACTAAGAACAGCAGAACCATTTACCCTAGGGGATTATAAGCATTTATACTCAATTGATCCGGATTTTATTGATGTAAAGGTTGGAACCGGATCAACCGTTATTTTCGATCAAAACCAGGCTGCCGCGATTTTAAATTCTGGTATCAGTACAAATGGCCTTTGTATTCACCAGACAAAAAGGTATCATCATTACATGCCGGGTAAATCACAACTAATTTTTAGTTCATTTACCTTTGGTGAACCACAACAGAATGTGTATAAAAGAACCGGATATTTTGATGATAGAGACGGAATCTTTTTTGAACAAGAACCAAATGGTACGCTTAATTTTGTAATCAGGTCTTATACATCGGGTATTGCATCGGATAGAAAAGTACCCCAAACCGATTGGAATAAAGACAAATTAGACGGATCTGGTCCTTCTGGATTTACATTAGATATAACCAAATCCCAGTTATTCTTTACTGATTTTGAGTGGCTGGGTGTAGGAAGAGTTCGTTGTGGATTCGCTATTGATGGAAAAAACATAATTGCCCATGAATTTTATAATTCAAATAATCTTGATACTGTTTATATGTCCAATCCTAATCTTCCTGTTAGATGTGAGGTTAGAAATACTGGAACCCAAGTTGGGGTCGGTGGGTCATTTTTACAAATCTGTGCAACCGTAATGAGCGAGGGTGGTTATACCGAGGCCGGAAGAGAATTTTCTCATGTATCGCCACTTAGATCCGTTGGCATTGGCTCTACTGTTCCCATTATTGCAATTAGACTTAAAAATTCTTTTAAAGGTTATTTGAACAGGGCAACAGTAAAGTTGGAGGACGTCTCTATTATTAGTGTTGGCTCAAATGTCAAGTACGAGGTTCTTAAAATAAAAAATAGTTCAGGATTTCCAACCACTGGAACATGGGTTTCTGAAAGTTCCGAATCGGTTGTTGAATATAACGAAACCGCAACCGGAATTACCACCACCTCATTTGAGGACTTTATGGGGGGATTTGCTTCTGGCGATAGCCAAAATGAAAACAAACCCGCCTCAAGTGGTGCTCAACTTCAATTTGGCCCAACTTCAAAGAAGAACTTTTTGTCTCAGAATTATGATTCAACTGATTCCGAGATTTTCTCGGTAAAAGTTTCAAATCTCGGGGCCAATTCTACTAACGTGGGGGTTGCGCTGAGATGGCGTGAAATTTATTAATTAATAAATAGCTAATAATACTATATTAACAAATAATGGCACATAAACCTGTTGGAAGTGGTTCATCTGTAGTTATTGCATCCGGCGCTGCCTCAACTTCTTCCGCTTTTTCTGTTTATTCAGATACCCTAAGAGTTGTTGCTGTAACTGCTGGTGTTTTTGTAAAGATTGATTCAGAACCAGTAGCAACATCATCTGATTATTACGTCCCGGCCAATTCTTCTGCGACTCTTGCATTATCCCCTGCATCACAAAGAGTAGTAGGAGTTACAACCGGAGCAACCACAACTATTGATTTTCCAAGTGGAACAGGATCTCCTTTTGATCAAGGCGATTATGTATCTTTCACTTCCACGGAACAACCCTATTATAATTTTACCCATAAAGAAGTTTTATCAGTAAATAATTCTGCGGACGTTAGTGGTTATTTTTCAACTAGAATTGTTGTAGATAACGATTCTACTGGAATCACAACTGCTTTTGCTAGTTCTGGTGATATGAGAAAGTCACTAAAAGTTGGAACTTTTGGTACTGGTGCAGGAACACTTTATTATCAACAAGTTCAAATTTCAGGAGACGCATAAAAATGAAACTAATCATCGAAGAAGCCGAATCAGTAAAATACATTACTGAAAAAGTAAACGGTAAAACGGCCCTTTTTATTGAGGGAAATTTCCTTATGGGCGATAACCCCAATAGAAACAATAGGGTTTATCCAATGGAAATCCTACGAGAAGCTGTAAAGACTTATACAGAGAATTTTATTAATTCCAAACGATCTCTTGGTGAACTGAATCACAATTCAGTCCCAGGTGTTGATCTAACTAAAGTATCTCACATGATTACCTCTCTTAAAGAGAACGGTAATTATTTTTATGGCAAGGCCCGGATTCTTAATACCCCAATGGGTAAAATTGCCCAGGGTCTTATTGATGAGGGTGTCGTTCTTGGGGTTAGTTCAAGGGCTCTGGGTAGCGTAAAGCCTACTAATGAAGGTTATTCAGTAGTGGGTCCAGATCTTGTTATTAATTGTGTTGATATTGTTCACGATCCTTCTGTTGGTGCCGCCGCATTTGTCAATGGCATTTATGAGGGCAAAGAGTGGATTTATGATTCTGCAAAGCAAGAATACGTTGCCATGAACATTAAAAACAAAATTGAGCGTGACGTGGTAAGCAGAAAACTATCCGAAGAGCGGATGATTATGCATTTTGAGAATTACTTAAACATGCTTTGAGTATAAATAGATTATGAAAGTAAAACTTTTCTAAATAACAATAGAGTAATACACAACTGTTAAGGAGACTTTTTAAATGGCTCGCAAGCAACAACTAGATGAAATGGAAGCAAAAAACCCTCAGTCCAAGACTAAGGTTAATGCAAGTGCCAAACCTGGCGATCCAATGCCAAAGCTAACCACCGGTATTCCTGATGGTCAGACTGGTGGTTGGGAAGATCTTGGAGGTCCTACCCCAGAGAATGCCAAGCCCGATGATGATAGCGCAAAGCTAAAAGATCCGGCTGCCAATATCCAACGGGTCGCCAACATCATTCGTGGCCGCAAGGGTTCCCAAGAAGGCGATCAGGCAATGCCTAAGATGCATCTTCCTGAAGAAGAAGAGCAAGACGAAGAAGATCTTGTAGTCGAAGATGCTTCTGAAGAAGACGAAGAAGTAGTTGAAGACGAGTCCGAAGTCGAAGAGACTGAAGATGAAGAAACCGACGAAGATGAAGAAGAAGAGTTCGACATCCAAGAAGACGTTGAGGCTCTTGTTGGTGGCGAAGATCTTTCTGAAGAGTTCAAAGAAAAGGCCAAGACTATCTTTGAGGCCGCTCTTCGCTCTAAAGTCTCCGAAATCAAAGAATCTCTTGAAGAGCAGTATAACGTGGCTCTCCAAGAAGAAGTTCAGGCCATTGCCGAAGAACTTCAAGAACGTGCTGATTCCTACCTTGAATATGTTGCAGAAGAGTGGATGCATGAGAATCAGCTCGCTATCACTCGCGGTATTAAGGAAGAACTCACCGAGAGCTTCCTTGTAAATCTCAAGGGACTTTTTGAACAACATTATGTATCCATGCCAGATGAAAAATACGATGTCCTTGAGAATATGGTGAAAAAACTAGATGAAATGGAAAATAAACTCAACGAGCAAATTGACAAAAATATCCAACTAAACAAGCGTCTCTGTGAGGCGGTTGCCGAAGGTATTTTTGACGATGTAGCTGATGGCCTAGCCGCCACTCAGAAGGAAAAGCTCGCCTCACTTGCCGAAAGTGTTGAGTTTGAAAGTGAGAATTCTTATCGTGAAAAACTAGAGACCCTACGGGAATCATATTTCCCTGTATCTTATGTCTCTTCAATTGCACAGCCTGAAGTGCTCACCGAGGACACCGAATACATTGCGAATGAGTCCTACTCAAACTCAATGAATCAGTATCTCAAAGCGGCTTCACTGCTTGCTAATAATTGATTTCAATATTAAATCAAACCCAAACTTTAAACTCTAAAAGGTAACGCAAATGTCCGAACTAAACGAACAACATCTGCTAGAAAAGTGGGCGCCCCTTCTGAACTTTGACGGCCTTGAGCCCATCAAGGATTCTCATCGTCGGAAGGTAACCGCTATTCTACTAGAGAACCAAGAAAAAGAACTCCGTGAGACCAATGCTTTCAATAATGGTCTCCTTATGGAAACTACCCTAGGTAACGCCCCTGGCGCTTCCGGTGGTTTCAGTGGCTCTGCCGCTGCTGGTGGCCCAGTAGCCGGTTTTGACCCAATCCTAATTAGCCTGATTCGTCGAGCAATGCCTAATCTGGTTGCTTATGATCTCGCTGGCGTACAGCCTATGACTGGTCCTACTGGTCTGATCTTCGCCATGCGCTCTCGCTATAACAGCCAGACTGGTGATGAGACCTTCTACAATGAAGTTGATACTTCATTCTCTGGTCAAAACAGTGGTCGTAGCCTAACCGCCGGTATTAGCTCTGCTATTTCTGGTATGGGTACTACTACTGGCCAGCAAGGCACCAACCCTGGTCTACTCAACCCAACCGGTTCCGCTGATCAGGCCGCTTATAACCTTGGTCAGGGTATGGTAACTGGTGACGCCGAAAACCTTGGTAACGGCGATAACAACCAGTTCAACGAAATGAGCTTCTCTATCGAGAAAGTTCTTGTTGAAGCAAAGAGCCGTGCTCTGCGTGCCGAGTACACCATTGAGCTTGCTCAAGACCTCAAGGCTATTCACGGTCTTTCTGCTGAGGCCGAGCTGGCTAACATCCTGTCTACCGAAATTCTGGCCGAAATGAACCGCGAGGTTATTCGTACCATTTATAAGGTAGCCGAACAGGGTGCAGCCGTAAATACCGCAACTCCTGGTGTATTTGACCTTGATATCGACAGCAACGGTCGTTGGTCCGTTGAGAAGTTCAAGGGTCTTCTTTTCCAAATCGAGCGCGATGCTAACGCTATCGCCCAGCGTACTCGTAGAGGGAAAGGTAACGTAATCATGTGCTCCGCTGACGTAGCCTCTGCGCTAACAATGGCCGGTGTACTCGATTATACTCCTGCTCTTAATGCTAACCTGAACGTAGACGATACTGGCAATACTTTTGCTGGTGTTCTTATGGGTAAGTATCGTGTTTATATCGATCCTTATTCTGCCAACGTTAATGCTACTCAGTATTATGTTGTTGGTTATAAAGGTTCTAATCCATTCGACTTCGGGCTGGCATATTGTCCATATATCCCACTCCAAATGGTTCGTGCTGTAGATCCTAAGACCTATCAGCCTTCCATCGGATTTAAGACTCGTTATGGTATGGTGGCAAATCCTTTTGCCGAGGGTCCTGATAAAGGTCTAGGCGCTCTTAAGATTAATAGCAACAGATATTATCGTCGCGTAGCGATAAAAAATATCTCTTGAGGTCTAAAATTTGTCTTGAATTTAATATACAAAGAGGCGGAAAACCGCCTCTTTTTTATTGACCCTCTATCCCATAAGTAAGACTCCCACAATCCCATATTTTCTCATAACCCAGTTCTCTTGCTTTCTCATACTCAGTGCAATCATAAGCCCCAATAAACTTCTTCTGAAACCTCATGCGGTTATAACGCCTCAAACAACTACTGTCAACATAAAAATAAGAAGGCCCATTAACCCTGATTAATTCAAACCCATTTTTTTCATAAACACCTCCACAAGATATGCGTCTGTCCGCATAACTAACAACAGAACCGCCATAAAAACCAATAAAATACTTCAATAACTTACTAAAGCCACCAACAACAGTGCAACCACCTAGACACGAAAACCTGGATAATTCCCAGTCAAAATTCTTATTAAACCTAGAGCCACTAAAGGTCATAACCGCAACCAAATTATCCTCATAAAAAAGACCTAATTTTACCTTACTTTTGTCTTCTCCTTGGATGTGATTTTGATTTAAAAAAGAATTCTTCTCAGAAACACTAATTTCTTTAATAGCGCAATTTCTCCCGTAAATCCTCTCATTTAATCCTAATTTACTCTTTATAATATTCTTAACAATATCTCCTTTAAATTTCCATTCATCACTAAAAAATTGAAGTAATTGAATACCTTGCTTTTCACATTCAATAGTTTTTTGTAAGTGATAATTTCTACCTTTGATCAAACACTCTCTTTCTTCCCATGGTCTATAAAGATGCGAATAGAGCCCATTATATTCGATAGCAATATTTTTATCAGGTATAAAAATATCCAATTCCTTACCATTAAGAATAGATCTATTTGACTGCTGGATTTCACCTTTATAAACACCACTCAACCAGTTAAAAACCTCATTCTCCTCTTTAGAGATCTTTTTAATCTTCCTTTCATAAGAATTAGCCGGTCTTGCCTGAATCTCATGAACAGCCATCCACCTAGATACAGTTCCTTTTGTTGTATTAAGATTTTCTGCTATTTGTTCAGTGGTTAATCCTGACTCATAAAGACCTGATAATTCTTCTCTCAATTGAAGAATCTTATTTGCATTAACATTTCTTTGTCTGGCATCAAACAGATCATTAAGACCAAATTCTTTTAATTTGTTTCTGATTGAAACCTCTCCAATTTTTAGGTCTTTTGCAATCTGTTCTACTGATTTTTGAAGAACAATTCTTTGATGGTATAATTCCTCTTTGGTGATAATAATCTTTTTACTTTTTAATGAGTGATCGTTATTATAAAATTTCCTAAATCCCTCTTCAGGTCTGTTTTGATTAAGTGTGGCTGGTAAACCGCAACCACACATGCAAAAAGGTGGTTTTGTTATATTATTTAAAAGTACGTAAACTCTGTGCTTATTCCTTACTTTAGTGTAGTGTTCGTCTAAAAAGGAAGTTTTCTCTTCTAAGGTACTAATAAACTCTTGATTTTTTGTTAGACTTATAAATAATGCAGGATTGTTCCATGAGTCCTGGAGTAGTTTTTGAAAATCGTCCATAAATAGTAAAAAGTCTTTGTGATATGCCAAATTTTCCTTATGCTCAACCTACGCGGAACCAGGTAGAAAACAGAAACTTCCTCCAACCAACTCAGTTTTTGTTCACCCTGAATAAGGCACCCAAGGTCTCGTTTTATTCTAACACATCCAATATCCCATCGATGACCTTGGGTCTGGCTAATTATCCGACTCCATATAAAGACCTTTATGAACCAGGAGACAAAATAACATTTGAGGATTTTAACCTTAAGTTTTTGGTTGATGAGAATCTTGAGAACTATTTAGAGATTTATAAATGGATCAAAGGTCTTGGCTATCCAGAGAATCTACATCAGATCTATGAGCTGCAAAGAAGCGAAGGGGGTCTTTATTCTGATGGAACCCTTCAGGTCCTGAATAGCAACCAACGTCCAAACTTTATGGTTAAATACTATGACCTGTTTCCTTATGGTCTGACAACCTTATTGTTTGACTCGACTCTTACGGATTCAGATCCATTTACTGCAGAAGTAAAATTTAAATATACCTATTTTGAAATTGTAGATACTAACGGAAATCCCTTATGAAACTAAATGAAATTGAGGCCATGTGGAAAGAGGATTCAGAAATGGATCCAGATAATCTACATGAGGAGGCCCTTAGAATTCCTATGCTCCATAGCAAATATCATGAGATCCAAAATAGATTTTATGAGTTAAAAAAAGAATTTGAGGCTAAGTATAATAACCTATATGCCGAAAAGACTCTCTATTACCTAGGCAAAGCCGATCCGGCAGTATATGAAGAAAAACCATTTCCTCATAAAGTACTAAAGAACGACATTCCATTATACCTAAATTCAGACGAAGAACTAGTAAAACTAAAAACCAGGGTTGATTATTGTTCTCACGTCATGGGATACCTTACCGATATCCTAAAGATGATTCACAATAGATCATTCCAAATCCGAGATAGCATCGAATGGAGTAAATTTATCGCAGGTCAGTAAATGTCTGATGTAATTATTGAAAAGAAAAACGAAGTATTTGTTAAACTAGTTTGTGAGCCACATGTTCTTTATGAACTGTCTCCTTACTTTACCTTTGAGGTGCCAGGGGCCAAGTTTTCTCCAGCCTATAAAAGAGGCGGATGGAATGGGCAAATCTGTTTACTATCAAAAACAACTGGTGAAATTTATGCGGGATTGCTTGATAAGGTAATCGCCAAAATAAAGGCCTATGGGTATTCTTATGAGTTCAGAAATAGCAAGTATTACGGATGTCCTTTTGAGATCAATGAAGAAATAACCAAAGAAGGTGTTTCTGAGTTCGTCAAGGCCATTGGAAGAAAGTCTGGTCTTGATCCTTATGACTACCAGATTGATACTGTTTATGAATGCCTAAGGTATAATCGTAAAACGGTCTTGTCGGCCACTTCTTCTGGTAAGTCTTTTATGATTTACTGTATATCAAAATATTACCTGATGAAAGGGTTAAGGATCCTTTGCGTTTTCCCGACTACTGGCCTGATTCATCAAATGTATAAGGACTGGGCAGATTATGGATATGACTCAGAAGAGAATATTCATATGATTTATGCTGGGCAAAATCATAAAACCGACATGCCGGTTACTTTTTCAACCTGGCAAAGCATAAGCGACAACCCAAAATCATTCTATGATAATTACGACGTTATTATGGTTGATGAGTGTCATGGGGTAAAATCAAAAAGCCTGATTAACATTATGAAAAATGCTCACAATGTAAAATATCGTTTTGGTTTTACTGGAACCCTGACAAATAATGACGACGGAAAGGCCGTTAACGAGCTTACGATTACAGGATTATTTGGCATCCCATATAAAGCAATTAACACCAAAGAACTGATTGAAAAAGGAAGAGCCGCAAAACTTGATATTAAATGTTTAGTGTTAAAGCACAAAGAACAGAAATTTGAAACTTATGAAGACGAGGTTCAGTACCTAATTACCAACGACAATAGGAATAATTACCTACGAAATTTGGCATTAAGTCTAAAAGGAAATACCCTTTTGATCTTTTCAAGAGTAGAAACTCATGGAGAGGTTCTTTATGAATTAATCAAAGAAAAGGCGGCTGGTGATAGAAAGGTCTTCTTTGTTCATGGTGGTGTTGATGCCAAAGAAAGAGAAGAAGTCAGAGGAATTGTTGAAAGAGAAAACAATGCAATTATATGCGCTTCTTATGGAGTTTTTAGTACGGGAATTTCGATTAAAAACTTGAATAACATTATCTTCGGTTTTCCAAGTAAAGGAAAGATCAGGGTTCTCCAGACAATTGGCCGGGGTCTAAGAAAATCCAATACCAAAGACAAATGCGTTTTATATGATATTGCCGATGATTGTGGAAAGAACTATACGTTAAACCACTTTATAGAACGAGTTAAACTTTATAATGAAGAAGAGTTTGAGTACGATATTTATAAAATAAACTTATAGCATTTGAGACTCTAGACCGGTTACTTGAACGCCTCTGTCAATCATGTTTCTCATTGCGGCCTGGGCTGTTCCTATGGTGAAATACACGGCGAACATTTGTTTGTCCATGTACTTGTACCCTACTTTGTAAAACTCAAAATGCTCCAATTTGGGTCTTCTTTAAAAAATACAAAACTTCGTTAATCATCTTGACGACCTCATCAATTGCATGACCCGTAAAATTGGTGTCTCCGGGGAACATTTTTGAGTCTTTTGCAAGATCGGTCTTGATACCCTCGTATTTGTCTATAAGGCCCCTTACAAAGGCCTCAGGGTCCTCACAGGCCGTGGAAATTTCGTAATAGGGTTCTTTGTGGAACTCAGGGATGTTTATGTTGTACGTGGACCCATCGGGCTTATGTACAGTTATGTCTGTCATTGGATTGGTAGCAATTTTAACATAATGGTCAATTCCCAACAAAGAAGAAGAGAATAGACCGAGGACCAAATGTTTAAAGTTGTGAGAGAAGAATTTTTCATGGATTTTTTGGTATTAATTCAGGATTGTTCATAATAATTTGATTTCATCAGTAAGTTTAATTGTCCAAGGATTTATGTCTGTTTTAACACAATAAGGTAAACCAAGAAATTTAATTGGGGTTTCTGTGCTTATCAAACCGTAATGTTCTAAAAACCATATATGGGCCATTGTCCCTATATGCCATTTTAAGGGGTTTATTGCGGTGTCAATATCTCCATTGAGTTCAATATGGAATCTTAGTTCTTCTAACGCAAGAGACATCCCATTAAAGTCTTCCATTTATACTTCAGTTGGTGGGATAGTTTCGTCTGGAACAAATTGAATAATGTTACCCATTTCTGCTTCTTTCAGTGCTTTCGCATATAGACCGATTGCTCGGTCTATAACTTGAGCCATTGAAACACCACTGGCTTCTGCTAGTCGCTCTAATTCTTCAAACACACTAACATCAGCACTAAGAACATAGTGCTTAATTGTTGATTTGGGTCTTGAAAAGAGTGACCGAATAAATTGAATCATTGATTTTGCTTAATGATGGAAATACATTTTAGACCCACAAACCTTACAACCATTATCCAGATATGTCAACCACCCTTGTGCCAATTTCTTGATTGTCATATACCCACTTGACTTTTTTCAGGAATGGGTCTAGGATCGGTTTGTCGGTTTGATGGATATGTTCTAGTATTAATTAATAACTAATAATTATCTAATAATTCTAGTGACTACTTCGTAGATGTTTCCTTCGGAAACATAAACTAAACTTGTTTAATCCGTAGGATTGTTTTCCGAAGGAAAACTATTCAATAACTGTTCTAGTTTGTTTCTCATAATATTCACATTAGAAACGTATCCTTGTTTTTTACTCAACTTCTCTTCATAAGGATCCACATAACCCACCATATTCTTTTTAGCAATAAACTTCAGATGATAATTGATAATATCTTTATCCTTACATTCACTTAAAGTAATAATATTATTTCGATTAACAATAAACATATCATCCGATGCAGTCTTTAGCCAGGGCTCAATTTTATAACCATAATCACCATTCATTGTTTTAATCTCACTGATAATAACGGGTTCATAAAGCATTAAAAAATCCTTCTCTGGTAAGACAATAGCAAAAATCTCTTCTCCTGTCGTCAGCTTGATTGTAGCAGGAAATTCCATTGGTGTCAAGTCTCTTCCACCTATTTAGGGGGCTTGACAAAATCTGGTTTTAGTGTTACAATTCCCCTAAATACCAATTAAAGGAAAAATGATTACAACAGCAGTAATGTCAAAGAAAAGACGCCCATCACATTACGTCAACAATAAAGAGTTCTTAGATGCCCTGGTTCAATACAAAATAGACTGTAAAAAGGCAGCCGAGAATAATGAAAAGAGACCACAAATTCCAAGGTACATAGGAGAATGTTTTCTTGATATTGCAACAAGATTTGGTTATCAGGGCAATTATGCAAATTATTCTTTCAAAGAAGACCTAATCTCAGATGCAGTCGAAAATATGTCTAGGTACATATTAAACTTCGATCCAGAAAAATCAACCAATCCTTTTGCCTACTTCACACAAATCACTTATTATGCCTACCTAAGGCGGATTAAAATTGAGAAGAAAGAATCAGAAAAGAAATCGATGATTATTGAAAGACTAAACTTTAGTGAAGTCATGTTTGATGATGGAGAATGTACTGATAATTATTCAGATTATTCTTCTATTCGTGATAATGTTTACTTAAGGAATCGTATTCAATGAACCTACAAAGCGAAGAAAGACAAATTAAGATAAGAGAAGACAAAAGAAAAGTGATGATTGAAAAACTATTTACTAAATTAGAATCTTCTGAAGACAGGGCGCTTTTATTGCTCTTGGTTCAGTCTTATAAGGATGAGATCGATGGCTAAAATATGTTGTATAACAGACACCCATTACTGCGCGAGGAAGTCTTCCAAACTCTTTCAGGATTATTTTGAACTGTTTTATAAAAACATCTTCTTTCCTACATTAGAAAAAGAAGGAATCAAAACTGTTCTTCATTTGGGTGATGCCTTTGATAATAGAAGATCCATTGATTTTGAAGGTCTAGAATGGACCCAGAGGGTTGTCTTGGAACCTCTTAGGAATTATGAGGTTCATATGATTACAGGTAACCACGATGTCGCTCTTAAATCTTCAAATAAACTAAATTCTCCTTCACTCCTTCTTCAGCAATATAAAAACATTCATGTTTACTCTGACCCAACCGAGGTCAATGTAGAAGGACTGGATATTCTTTTTATTCCCTGGATAAACACTGAGAATGAGGAATCGGTCTATAAGGCCGTTAAAACGTCCTCTGCGCGGCTTGCAGTGGCCCATCTGGAGCTAAATGGATTCGTGGCCCATAGAGGGCATGTTATGGAAGATTCAAGGGATCCTGATCCGTTCTTAAAATTTGAAAAGGTCTTCTCAGGTCACTATCACACCCGATCTGATAACGGAAAGATTTTTTACTTGGGTAATCCTTATGAGATCTACTTTAATGATGTTGACGACGTAAGAGGATTTACTATTTTTGATACCGAGACCCTAGAGCACGAACACGTAAATAATCCTTACAAGTTGCATTATCAGATCGTTTATGATGAGGACAAGATCTTTATTCCAAAGGACCTAGAAGGAAAACTTGTGAAGGTAATTGTAAGAAACAAAAAGGACGTAAGAAAGTTTGAAAAGTTTATTGAAAAAATAAACAATCAGGGTCCTTATGAAATGAAGGTAGTCGAAAACGTTGAATTCTCTAATATTGGTTTAATGGAAAATATTGAAAGTGAAGATACCATGAGCATTTTACATTCTTATATTGATGAAACAGACGTTACGTTGGATAAGACAAAAGTTAAAAATATCATCAACGATGTTTATAAGTCCGCATTGGATCTGGTTTGATGTTTGTTATAACCTTGGCCAGTGAAAATGAAAAGGGGGCCTTTTCGGTTATTAATGAGATGGGCGAAAAGGTTATTCTTTTCTTTGAAGACAGAGACGACGCAGAACGATACGTTTTAATGCTTAATGAGATGGGCATTGATGAATTGAATATCGTAGAGCACGATGAAGAGATGTTAATAAAAACCTGTAAATTAGTCGGGTTTAAGTATAGTAAAATTAGTAGTCATGATTTTGTAATTCCACCAGGATACCCAGATGATCATTTTTAAAAAAGCCAGGGCGAAGAATTTTCTTTCGATTGGCAATACTTTTCTTGAGTATGATTTAAATGTTGACCATTTAACTCTCATAAGGGGAGCTAATGGTGCATCAAAATCAACCATAGCAGACATATTAACTTTTTGCTTATTTAAAAAGGCCTATAGACAAGTAAATCTCCCGCAACTAATTAATAATATAAACAAAAAAGATTGTGTTGCAGAACTGGAATTTCAGATTAATAAAACCGAATGGAAAGTTGTAAGAGGTCTGGCCCCGGCAGTTTTTGAGATTTATAAAAATGGAGAACTACTCGATCAACACTCCTCCGTGATCGAACAACAAAAATGGTTTGAGCAAAATGTCTTGAGGATGAACTTTAAGACGTTTACCCAGATCATTGTTCTTGGGACATCAAACTTTATTCCTTTTATGCAACTTACGTCAAGTGATAGGCGAGAGATAATCGAAGAACTTCTCGACATAAAAGTATTCTCTTCAATGAATGTGTTGGTTAAAGACAACATAAAGAGCCTTAAAGATAACACTAAATTACTTCGGGTCAAAGAAGTTGGTCTTGAAGAAAAGATTGAACTTCAAAAGGAATTTATTGAGCAGATCAAACAAAAAGACTCTGCAAACCTCCAGGACAAAAAGGACAAGATCAAGAAGTATCAGGAGTTTATTACAGAACTTTATAATCAAAACAGGTCCCATACAGAAGAAGTAAATTCTCTCAATGAAGAGTTAAAACAATACCTAAAGGCCTCGACCCAATTAAAGAAAATGGGTTCTATAAAAGGTAAACTGTCCCAGAAGATGGAGTCTTTAAAGGAGAACCATTCTTTCTTTGAGCACAATGATGTTTGCCCTACTTGTTCACAGGACATTTCTCCTGAGGTCAAAGAACAAAAGTTAAAAGAATCTGAAGAAAAGATTGAAGAAGTGTCCAAGGGTTATTCGGATCTTATTCAGACCATAAAGGCCGAACAAAAGAAAGAAAAGAAGTTCTTGGAATTATCAAATCAGATTTCTGTATTAAATCAAAAGATTTCTGAAAATCAGGCCACCATGAATCAATACACTAAATTAATTGTTGAGATCCAGGGTGAAATCAAGTCCATGAGTAAGGTTGATGATCTACAAGAGGAGAATGCAAAATTAGAATATTTTTATGAAGAACTCCATAAAATAAAAAATGAGATTATTGGTAATATAGACCAGTCTCAGTATTATGATTTTGTTAATAACCTGCTAAAAGATGGTGGGGTCAAGACGGTTATTATTAATAAGTATCTTCCTTTGATTAATCAAAAGGTCAATGAATATTTGAGGATGATGGAGTTATACGTCAATTTTACTTTAGACGGGGAATTTAACGAGACTATTTTAACTCCCACTTTTGAGAACTTTACTTATGGTAATTTTTCTGAAGGACAAAAACAGCGAATTAATTTGGCCCTGACTTTTGGTTTAATGTCTGTTGCCGCATTGAAAAACTCGGTAAATACGAATCTATTGATTCTTGATGAGATTCTTGACGGTTCAATGGATGCCGAAGGGATTTCTTTGTTTTTAAATATTATCCGACAGGAAATGAAGGGTAAGAACATTTTTATGATATCGCATCGTGACAATTTGGACAGTAAGTTCGATAAAATCGTGAAATTTGAGAAGAAAGGACATTTTACGTTTAAAACTAGAATTAGCTAAATACTTAATAGTTTTAATAATTTACAAATGGATCCAAATACTCTTGCTCAGCTAAACGAAGCATATCGCCACGGTGTTTATACCGAAGAAACCCTTTCTGAAGAAGAACTAGTTAGTATTGAAGAATGGGTCGAAGCCCTTATCGAAGAAGGTTACGACCTTGATCAATATTCGGATGAAGAACTTTATTTGGCTTATTTAAGTGATCTTGATGAAGGATTTAAACCAACTAATTATACCCATGGCCCTAATATTTTTCACGGTAGAGGTAGAAAAGCACAGCAAATAGATAGACAAATTGAAAAATTTAAAAAAACAGGTGATGTACGAGCCCAACAAATAGATTTTGTTAATCGAATGATGGATGATCCCGAAGGCCGTAAAGATTCTATTGCAAAATCTCGTGAAAATCGTATGACTTCTACTAATAAAGCTCGTGAAGATGCTAAACGCGATATTAAAAAATATGGCATGGGGGAAGAACTAGACCTCTACGACATCGTTTCCGAGTATCTTGTATCCGAAGGATTCTGTGACTCTTATGAGGATGCTGACGTAATTATGGCCAATATGTCTGAAGAGTGGCGGGAGAGCATTATGGAAGAGGTTCTTGATGAGGTAAATCGCCCAGAACGAGAAATGATTAAAAAGGGGTTACTTAAGCCTGGAAGGCAGGTTGCAAGAATAAGGAATCTTAATCGCCAATCTGGAAATACTAATTGGTATGCTGCTGATCCTCGTGATACAAGAGCCATTAAAACCCCAGGAAAAGGTGGAGTATTTAATTCCAGACAAAGGCGAGAGCAGGAAGCTGATGCGTTTAATACAAGTCGTAGAAGGCGTGAGCATGAGTTTGATCAAGATTCTAGCAGAGCTAGAAAAACTGGTGATTGGAGTAAAGTTGATAAAAAGCGGCCATTGGGTGGTCATAAAACACGATTTGAAAAAGAGAGAGAAGAACGTAACAACAGAACAGTTTATGGTGATTGAAGAAATAAACTTCCTTATAGAGAATAATTACGCAGATTCAGAAAAAGCGGCCTCTAGGATTTTAGAGGCCGCTTCTGATGAATTTAAGGATTACATTCTCCAGGAAGTCAATAAACAATGGCTTAAAAAACAGGCAATTAATTTAACAAAAAAGGCCGCTAAAACTGCATTAAATTCAAAACCGGCGCAAGCAGTAAAAAGATTCGTAAAATACACGACCCTAGGTGCCCTGATCCCCTGACCACTTGACAAAAATCCAAAAACGTGTTAAAATTCCGGTATCTCCCACAGGAGAACCGGTTTTCTTTTTAACAAATATTATTATGGAATCAAATCATTTTTGGAAATTTAATGAAGGTGAAATCCTTAAAGAAGTAGAGAGTTATCTTATTTCTACCTATAAAGGCCATTACACATCAGACGAAAGTAAGGTCCAGACAATTGATCTTATCGAATCAATTGGTGATGCCGAACCTTTTTGTAGGAGCAATGCAATCAAATATCTTTCTCGCTTCCGTAAAAAGGCCCATTCTACCCCAAAGGCAGATCTATTAAAAGCAATTCATTATTGTATCCTTCTATATCATTTTTCTGGCTCTGATGTCAAGAACACTTATACTCTCTGAACATTATGGAACTATCTGCCGAAACACTCGCAATCTTAAAAAACTTTTCTAATATCAATCAATCAATCTCGGTCAGCCCTGGAAATTCTCTTAGGACTGTAAAAGTATCCTGGAACGTCCTGGCCGAGGCCACGATTTCAGAAAAGTTTGAATCTGGATTTGCCATTTATAATCTTAATCAATTCTTAAACAGTGTCAATCTTCTAGGGAGTCCTGATTTAGATTTCTCCCATGAGAAGTACATGATCCTGACCGAAGGTAAAAGGAAGATTAAGTACTTTTATGCAGATCCATCAGTTATTGTGTCGCCTCCTGATAAAAAGATGAGTCTTCCATCTCAGGACGTTTGTTTTGTAATGGACCAGACTTCTCTTGATAAAATCATCAAGGCCAAACAAATCTTTTGTCTGGACGATCTTTC